CTGGATATAACCTTGAAACCCTTTATGCTGAAAACTCTTGGCGCTTCCAAGAGACTCGGAGAATTGCATGAGTAATAGTGGAACTATTGAATTCGTTGACGGCATCCCAAAAGTAGAACGTTGGGCTGCTGAAATTGAAGCTGCAGAAAAAGAACTGAAGAAGTTCCATGAACGTGGCGATGCTGTTAATAAACGCTTTGTAGATGAGCGCGACATTATCAATTCGTCAAAGAAGTGGTTTAATATCTTCTATGCGAATACAAACATCCTCGAGTCCGCACTATATGCTACTCTTCCAAAGCCTGTAGTTTCGCGGAAATACCTAGATTACAATGATGATGTAGCTCGTGTTGCAGCTACGATGCTCCAACGAGCGATTAGTGAGGATCTTGATGATCCTGAAGATACACTTGATGACACAATGCGGCATTGTGTCCAAGATAGACTAGTACCAGGTCTTGCACAAGCGTGGCTCCGTCTTGAGACGGACACTGTCCCTATCAGTCTCCCCTCCACCCCTGGTGAGATGGAGGAAGATGAAAATGAGCTTGAAGTCGAGACTACTGAATCTGAAGGACCGGAAGAAGTAGTAGACCAAAAAGTCTGTGTAGATTATGTCTATTGGAAAGACTTTCTTTGGTCACCTTGCCGTGTTTGGGCAGAGCGTCGTTGGATCGCGCGTAAAGTGTACATGACGCGCGCGGAACTTATTAAGCGATTTGGTGAAGATCTTGGCAAGCGCTGTCCCCTGAATTTTACAGTTACTCCGGGACGTAGCGAGTACGAAGATTCGACTCCTCGTGAGGATGTCCTTAAGAAGGCCATTGTTTACGAGATTTGGGATCGTACTACCCGCACTGTAATCTGGTATACAAAAGGGCTCGAGCAACTGCTTGATGAAAAGGAAGATTTTCTCAAGCTTACAGGGTTTGAACCATGTCCGCGACCGATGTTGGCGAATTGCTCGACCAGCAATACAGTGCCGCGTCCTGACCATTACATGATTCAAGATCAGTATACTGAACTTGATCAAGTAAATCAGCGTATCTCGTTGCTTATTCAAGCTTGCAAAGTCGTTGGTGTTTACGACAAGACTGCTATTGGCATTTCTCGGATGCTGACAGAAGGCTTTGATAACCAGCTTATTCCAGTAGATAACTGGGCGATGTTTGCAGAAAAAGGTGGTGTTAAAGGAGCCATTGATTGGCTCCCCCTTGATACGGTTGTTCAGGCGCTTAACCAACTTGGCATTGCACGAGAAGCAATTAAGGGCCAAATCTATGAACTTACAGGCATTGCAGATATCGTGCGTGGTGCCAGTAAGGCGTCTGAGACCCTTGGTGCCCAACAAATCAAGGCGCAATTTGCTTCTGTGCGTATCAAGAAGCTCCAAGACGAAGTTGCGCGCTTTGCATCTGACATCATGCGACTCAAAGCAGAAATCATGGTGCGGCACTTTACGCCAGAAGTACTGATTAGGAAGAGTAATATTGCATCTATTGGTGAACCAGAACTAATTGGCCCTGCTATTGCTCTTCTTACTAATGATGAGGACTTTGAGTGGCGTATCGAGGTTAACGCTGATACTCTGGCGCAAGCTGACTACGCGGCAGAGAAGACTGATCGCACCGAGTTCATGACTATGGTGTCTAAGTTCATGTCTCAATATGGACCTATGGTTCAGGCTGCGCCCGCGTCCATCCCGCTATTGCTGACTATGCTCAAGTGGGCAGTAGCTGGGTTCCGTAATGCGCGAGATATTGAAGGTATCATTGATAAGGAACTTGATCGACTTATCAAAGAAGCCAAGATGCCGAAGCCGCAGAAGCCAGATCCTGAGATGCTTAAGATGCAAGCTGAACAACAGCGTGCACAAGAGCAGCATCAAATGGATATGGCTGAGAAGAAGTTTGAAATTATGACTAAGCAGCAAGAAGCTGCTTTGCAACAACAGCAAGATAGGTTCGAAGCTGCACTTGAACAACAGCGACTTCAAACTGAAATAGCAATGGAGCAACAGCAACAGCAGCAAGAATTGATGTTTGAGCGTATGATGGCAATGCTCAAGCTTCAAACTATGCAACAGGAGTCTGAAATTAAACTGGAGAGTGCCCGTGAACAAGCCGACATCAAAGCCAAACAAGCTCGTAACACCGGAAGTAGTGCACCAAATTAAGACTTCGTCTGAATCTGCGGGTAAACTAGCAGACCTTATAGGTATTTCAAAATCATGGGTCTGTAAAATTAGAAATGGATTCGGCGCCAAGAGGGTAAAATGACACGTCGTTCATACGTACAAATCGATGGGGTTCTTTATGAAAAAGGAACAGAGCCTGGAACAAGTGGAATCGGGACCGGCCCTTCAATTCTTCCAGACCTCCCTGATTTCGTATCTCCGATTGACGGGCGTAGCTATTCTGGTAGGACTGGTTTGCGCGAACATTGTCGTCGGCACGATGTTGTTCCTAACGCTGATCTTAAGGGTTTACCTACATATACTGTAGGAGCTGATATTAGGAGGCCTGAAGAAGTTCGTAGAGATAAGCAGGCTCGAAAAGAGCAAATCATTCGTCTAGTTAATCAACACTATAGGTAAATTATGTCAACAGATGACCGCCGCGCCGCTATTGAAGCTGCTTTTGAAGCTACTGAGCAACAACATGATGCTGAAAGCACCAAAGTTACTGAGCCGCCAGAAGTTTCTACAGAAGCAAGCTCAACGGTTGAAGAAACTCCGAAAGTTGAAGATACTTCAAGCGAAACTCAAGCTGCGGGATCAGAGTCTACTGAAAAAACGCCTACTGAACAAGCCGAAAGTACTCCCCAAAACGTAGAACCTGCAGAAGCAGCGCCACAAGCATGGAAAGCACCACTAAAGAGTAAGTGGGCAGCTATTGATCCGGAAGTTCGGCAGGAAATTGCGCGTCGTGAGCGTGAGGTTACTAAGGTCCTCACTGATACTACTGCTGCGCGTCAAATCACTGGGCAATTGCGAGAAATTTCTGCCCCATATAGCGCACGGTTTCAAGCAATGGGGATCAATCCCCTACAAGCATTCCAAAATCTGCTTCAAGCAGACTACCAACTTGCAACTGGGTCTAAGCATCAGCGTGCCCAACTAGTGGCTAAGCTGATTAAGGATTATGATGTTGATGTTAGCACACTTGATGAAGTACTTTCTGGTCAAGTTTCGCCTGCAGCACAAGAAGAGGCACGCCTAGCTAAGCTTCTTGAGCAGCACTTGGCCCCCGTCAAACAGAAACTCCAGACATATGAACAACGTGAACAAGCTGAACAGCAACAGCAAGAAGCTACGTTTGCGCAGCAGATTGAAGCTATTGCTAATGATTCAAAGACCTATCCGTACTTTGAGCAAGTACGTGAAGCAATGGCCGATTTAGTCGAAATCAGCGCGCGCCGCGGAGTATCTTTGGATTTAAAGACGGCATATAATCGTGCAGTAGCGGCTGATCCAACACTTAGTGCCCAGATTGAATCCGCAAAACAGGCAGATTTGCTTAAGCAAGCAGCCCAAAAAGCCCAGCGTGCAAAAGCAGCTAGTTTGTCTGTAAACGGAGCACCTTCTGGAACTTTGCCGAAGGGTTCAGCTGTAACTGATCGTAGAGCCACTATCGCTGCGGCTTTTGACGCACTCGGGAGTTGATGTGAACTTGTTTGTTCGCTATATTCTAGGGCCAGCGTTCTTTCCGCGTAAAGATAGCCAGGAAATCACGGTTCCAGATAACCCGCATAAGCCAGATAATCCTGGTAAACCGCCGGGCAAACCACCTGGTAAGCCTGATAAACCTGTTAAGCCCTAAGGAGCTTTAAAATGGCCTTTCCTAATTCGGCAATCTCTGATGTTATTGCCACTACGATCCAATCGCGTACTGGCGTTATCGCTGATAACGTCACGTCTAATAACGCACTACTTACTCGACTGAAGAAGCGCGGAAATATCAAGACGTTTAGTGGTGGTAACACCATTATGCAAGAGCTGAACTTTGCGTCCAACGGTAATGCCGGTTGGTACTCGGGTTATGAAGCTCTGCCGATTGCTGCGCAAGACGTTATTAGCTCGGCTGAGTACGTTATCAAGCAAGCTGCATGCCCGGTGACCGTTAGTGGTCTTGAGCAACTGCAGAATGCTGGCAAAGAGCGCATCATTGATCTGGTTGATGCTCGCCTTGATGTTGCTGAAGCTTCGATGGCGAATCTTATTGCCTCGGGTCTGTACAGTGATGGTACGGCAGCCAGCGGTAAGCAAATTGATGGCCTGCTGAAACAAGTCAGTACGACCCCCACTAATACGGTTGGTGGTATTGATCGTTCGACGTGGCTCTTCTGGAAGAACCAGTACTTCCGTATGACTACGACTGGTGGTGCAGCTGCTTCGGCTTCGAATGTCCAAACGTACTTCAACCGTATGTGGGCTTCGTTGGTTCGTGGTAATGACCGCCCGGACCTGATCCTGGTTGACAACATCCTGTGGGGCTTCTATATGGCCTCGCTGCAAGCTATCCAACGTTTCACTGCTTCTGAAACTGCCAATCTTGGTTTTGTTAGCGTGAAGTTCATGGACGCGGATGTTGTGCTCGATGGCGGTATGCAGATTAACTGGTCTACGACTGGTGCTGCGGGTACTGCGCCTTCGGCTGTTCCTGCGACGAGCGCGTACTTCCTTAACACGAAGTACATGTTCTATCGTCCGCATGCGCAACGCAACATGGTTCCGCTGTCGCCGGGTCAACGGTATAGCGTTAACCAAGATGCCGCGGTGCAAATTCTGGCTTGGGCTGGTAACCTGACTTCGTCGGGTCTGCAGTTCCAAGGTCGCATGGACAATACCTGATTGCGAAATACGGGGCAGGTAGGGTTACCCTTTTCAGTAACCTGCCCCGTATGTAGCAACTCTTATAAGGAGTTCGTATGAGCCAAGGAAATATGTCGGCCTGTATTGGTCTGGCTAACACCAATAAGATTCCCTCAGTTGGCGTGTACACTCAGCGAGTTACTGCCCCTGGACCTGCTTGTGATGGGGACTATAATGGTGTTGTCGGCACTACATACTGGAACCGCAATGTAATCGATGAGGACTATACGGTTGGTGGTGGTCTAGTAGTTCCTAGTACTAATGGTGCTGCTACTGGCAAGAATGCACGTTGGGTAAGTAATACTGCTCAATTGACTGTTCCTGCCGATGGTCGCTGTGCAGTTAGTGCTGGGGGTGTTGTTACTGCTGCATCCGGTACTGGTGCTTATGATTGCTATCTAGGTTCTGGTACGGTAGTCCCTGCAAATAGTTTCTTCTGGGTCTTCGACCGGTAATATGATTAACGTAGGTGCACTTGCGTTTGATGCTGCAGGTAGGCTGAAGCTCACAGCTTCGGCTCCCGTAAACTTCAATGGGGGTACACCTATTGCTGCTAATACCGGACTTGCCGGAGTAGTTACTGCTCCGGCATTTTTCCTTGGTGGTCTAGGCTACGATGCTACAGGTGCCATTTGTTATGTGAGCGCTGCTCCTACATTTTGGAATGGCGGCATTCCTGTAAATAATTCTGGTCAAATTTGTGCGGATATTACAGGTACTGCCACGCCTGTAGTATGGATTAATGGTTTGCCAATTGATTCAACTGGTAAGCTAGTCACTGTAGTGGTATAACTTAAATGGAACTCTGATGGAAACCCTTGATTTTGCTATGAACTTTGAAGATGCTCAGCAGAATGAAGCTGATAAGAAATTGCTTGTTCTCTTCTTCCGTGAAGCCATCAAAGATGAGACCGCGTCCATTCAAGCTGGACGCCCGATCTTCAAAGAAGTAGATATGGTCAAGATCATCACCCCAGGCTCACGTGACTCGTTTATTGGTGATGCTACAGAAGAGTACCAACAGCGTTTTGCTGCTCAATGGGCACGCTATAAAGCAGGGCGCGATCAAACCCAATCCGGCACCCCACTTAATCTGCTGCCTTGGATGACGATTGCCCAAGTTGCAGAGTTCAATGCAGTTGGCTGTCATACTGTCGAGCAACTTGTTGGTATGTCTGATGCTATGTCTCAGAAGTTCATGGGACATCATCAGATTAAGCAAAAGGCGCAAGCTTTCCTCGAGGCAGCCAATAATGCTGCACCTATGCACCGGCTTCAAGCAGAGCTCGAGAAGCGCGATGAAACAATCAAGCAAATGCAGGATCAGATTCAAGCTTTGATTACTGCACAAGCTAAGGTTCCTACTAAGGCTTAATATGGCTTCATATTGGTCAGCTATCAGGATTCTTCAGCAAACAGCTGGAGAGTTGGGTCTGCCGCAGATTCCAACTATTACTGGGCTGTCTGATGTACAAAGCGTCCAGCTGCTTTCATTGTTGAATGCAGCTGGTAATGAACTATTGATGTATTACCCGTGGGAGCAGCTTGCTAATGAGTGGACGTTCACTACCGTAGAGAACCAAACTGATTACGACCTCCCTACTGATTACAAGTATTTCACTGACCAAACTCAGTGGGATCGTACTAATCGGTGGCCACTTCTTGGACCTAAGTCTCCCCAAGAATGGGCTTGGTTGAAAGGTTCTTTGGTAGCTGCGCTTCCTAGAATGCGGTTCCGTGTTCAGGATGATAAGTTTAAGTTGTTCCCCCGCCCAGGTGCCACGCCGTTTACAATGGCGATGGAGTATATCAAGTGTAATTGGTTGTCTACAACTTCAGGTGGTGTTACCACTGAAACAGACATGATTACACAAGATGGGGACACCCTGTTTTATGACCCATGGCTGTTGATCAAGTTCGTGAAATTCAAGTTCTATGAACTTAAGGGCTTTGATACTACAGGTGTCAATGCTGATTTCATGAGAGTCTTTAACAGTCTGACTGGTAAAGATACAGGAGCTAAGATTCTCTCGCTGTCTCCACAGATTCAGACTCAGTATCTTGGTCCGTGGTCTGTCCCGGACGGATCGTGGAATATTTATGGTTAACATCAATGTTCGCCACCCCGTTTACGCAAAGTAGAAATAAAGTTACGAGCGTTCCGGCTCCTGTAGGGGGCTTGAATGCTCGTGATTCTATTGTAGCAATGGCACCTGAAGATGCCATTATTATGCGCAATTGGTGGCCGCAACCTTATGGCTGCACTGTTCGTAAAGGCTACTATAAGTGGTCTTCTGGTCTGAGCGGAACAGTACATTCACTTGCGACACTTTCTAATGTTGATGGCTCTGCTAAGCTATTTGCTTGGGGTGACACTTCTTTCTATAACATTACTAGTTCTGGTGCAGTCGGAGCTGCTGTATATACGGGACTTACTAATTTGCCTTGGCAGTCAGTGCAGCTAGTAAATGCAGCTGGCGCGCATTTGATTGCAGTTAATGGCGCCGACAATGCTATTACAGCTACTGGTGCTACAACAGCACGTATTGTAGCTGGTGATGGTATTGTAGCTAATACGTGGGCTGGTCTCAATCCCCAAAGTGCAGTACAAGTTACTGTTCATCAACACCGCCTTTGGGCTGTTGAAAAGAATACATCTAATGGTTGGTTCCTCCC